AAGGCACCCTTTTGCGGGTCTATACTGTCGTCTTGGTGGTTTATTGTAAGAGACATAGGTTACTCCTTAAACGGCAGTCGATCCCGCCATATCGTCCTGTGCCATTACCCAAGCATAGCACTTGTCCAAGAAAGCATCGCCAGAGGATGCTTGAACATCATCTAGGTTTGCGTGATACCGTTTAAAGTCCACCTCACGGGTGTCGTCTGTAGGTGTGCTTGTTGCATAAGCGCTAAGGTCAATCATCACTGAGAACTTAGGATCAGTGCCACGTTGACGTGAGACACTTGCCGTTACGATGCGGTAGTATGCATTGTTAAAGGCGATACCATATTGGCTTGCCCCTTCTGCGATATTATTTTGAATAGCCATGTGGTTTCTCCTATCAGGCGTAAGTTACTTCAGATGTGTGGATCGTAGCGACCCAGCGAATGTTTGTAGAGGCTGCACCAGTCACTGTGATTGCCAAGCCACCGTTTGTAGTGTCAGCACTTAGAGCCATGCCCCAAGATGGTGTGTTGTCTAGGACAGTTGTTGCACTGTTGACTAAGGTAGTTGTACCAGCAGAACCTTCCCTGCGGATTAAACCTTCAACCTTCCATGCTGCACTTGCTGTGCCACCAGATGCTTGCTGACGTGCTACGATGGTGCCGTGGAAGGCATAGGCTGAGTTGTCGGGGAGGATAATTTGGTTGGTGGTGGATGCAGCGAAGGTGTTTGTTGAAATCGCTTTGGGTGTTGCATCAGCTGTGTCAGATGAAAGTATCCAAACCCCGTTTTGGTATCTGCCACTAAAGGGTGAGTTTGAAATCTTAATGGCACCTTGGACAAGTGCGGCGTTTGCATACTGCCCAATGGCTATAGACCTGTTGCCTATTGCAGAAGTATTGCCCCCTAATGCAAGACACCATTCCCCTTGAGCATGGGCATTATAGCCAAACGCCGCAGCATATGACGCAGTTGCGTCTGTGCTAACACCAATAGCAATAGGTGACTGCGATCCTGTCGCTTGCGCAAAATCACCTATTGCAATCGCATTAGATGTAGTGGATTTAGCTCTATCCCCAATCGCCACAGAGTTAGCACCAGTAGCACCATAGCTAGAGGTGTTGTTGGCTATGGCTGCTGCGAAGCTGTCAGTGCCAGAGGCACGGGAGCCACCGAGGGCCATTGCGCCAGAGCCTGTTGCTGTAGTAGCTTTTTGAACAGCAGAATTGTAGCCTATAGCTGTTGATTGGGTTGATCCAGCTTCTCCGAAGAAAGACAATGACCTGACTGCTGTTGCTTGTGCATTTAGCCCAAATGAGAATGCCTGATCCGCAGTTGAAGATGCGCCTTGCCCAAAGCTAAAGCTAGAAAAACCTGTGGCACTCGCACCACTCCCAATAGCCACAGCATTTGTACCAGTAGCACTTGGAGCAGTCGGGCTGCTAGGGTTCTCAGCGTATAGTTCTAAGTTACCACCAACCGCTGTGCCATCTAAGAGCAGGTCAGTACCGTCACTAGAAAGTGTTACGTCTGCGCCTGTGCCAGTGTTATCAATATTAATTGATCCCATTACTTATCACTCCTACGCATACGTCACCTCTGAGGTTGAAATATTAGCGACCCAGCGGATGTTATGTGCTGCCTCTCCTGTGCAGGTAATCGCTAGTGCATTATTCGTGTTATCGGCTGATAAAGCCACAGTCCAACTATTACCATCAGAAAAGGTCTGTATGTTGCTGCTTACCAAAGTAGTAGTACCACCATCGTTTTTCAGCAAGCCTTTAATTTCCCAGCCACCTTGATCCTGTGCTCCATTCTGCATTGCTACAATCGTTCCTGAGAACATAATGCAAGTGTCACTGTCAGCTACGATTTGATTTGCAGCTAGGTTTGAGTTGTTGTTAGTCGTTAAAACAGTTGCGGTTGCATCTGTAGTGTCTGCACGAAGAATAAACTGACCACCTTGTGCGTCACCTACTGCGGCAAACTGCCCAGAAGCATAAGCATATTTTCCTCTAACACTGCTTTTTGCCTGTGTTCCAATCGCATAGGCATCCTGAGTAGTAGCATCGTTGTTATCACCTATTGCTACTGAACGATTGCCACTTGTAGTATTTTGCCAACCTAAAGCAAGAGACTTATCAGAAGCTCCGTTATCGTTTTGATAACCAATAGATATGCCGTACCAGTTTCTGGATTGACTTTGAAATCCAATAGCTACCGCATAATTTGTTGTTGCTTTAGCCCTGTCACCAATCGCCACACTATTAGAACCAGTCGCACCGTAGCTAGAAGTATTGTTTTGAATACCTGCTGCGAAACTTTCTGAGGCACCAGCCCTTGAATTACCTATTGCAACAGCATTTGTACCATAACCCTGTGCGTTATATCCAATCGCAGTTGAACGATAACTACCTGCATCTGTGTAAGGCCCAATAGAAGTACTTTCACTCGCTTGTGCCCAAGCCAAATACCCTATACCAGTAGCATTGGTGTCAGATGCTCTTGCACTTTGCCCCATTGCAATAGAATAATTACCAACAGCACCGTAAGACGTACTACCACCACCAATCTGAACCGCAAAAGCATAATCACCTGCTGCACTACCCGAACCTAATGCAATAGAACTAACCCCACCAGCATTAGTATTACTACCTATCGCAACGCCATTTGTGCCGCCAGCAAGGGGTGTCGTTGGCGTAGAAGGATTTTCTACATAAAGCTCTAAAGCAGAACCACCTATCGCTGTGCCATCTAAAAGTAGGTCAGTGCCATCAGAGCTTAAAATAATGCCGCTGCCTGTGCCTGTGTGATCTAATTCAATCTTGCCCATTACGCGTATGTCACCTCGCTTGTATTGACCGTGGCAACCCAACGAATATTCGTAGATGCTGCACCTGTAGCCTCAACTTTTAAGCCGCCATTCGTTGTGTCCGCAGACAAGGCAATCGCCCATGTTGATGCACCACTTGTAGCATACAGCTTGTTCACGATGCCATTACCTAAGACAGTCGATGCAGCATTGGCATCACGCAGCAATGCACCCTTAATTTCCCAACTTGCATAGTCGCTGCCAGCCGCTGCGCTTTCACGGGCAATGATTGTGCCTGAGAAACTGTAGGCAGAGTTGTTTGGTAGGATGACTTGGTTAGTGCTTCCTGCTGTGCTGTTGTTTGTTGTCAATGCTTCTGCTGTAGCATCTGTTGTATCAGAACGAAGAATAAATGTACCGTTTTGAGCATCACCATCATAGCCGCCACTAAATGATCCGCTTGCATACGCAGCTTTACCAATGTGTTCTGCTTTACTTTGGTATCCAGTAGCAAAAGAATTAACACCAGATGCTAGACAATTATAACCAAATGCAAATGCACTAGAAGCTGTGGAGTCAGTGCTGCGGCCTATTGCAACACTATCAGCACCAGATGCAATCGCATTATTCCCAAACGCCATAGCTCTTGAGCTTGTGGCCTTTGCTAAACCAGCGCCTATCGCAATACTATTAGCACCAGTAGCACCATAGCTAGAAGTATTGTTAGCTATTGCCGCTGCAAAGCTGTCTGTGCCAGAGGCGTAGGAGCCACCAAGTGCCATTGCAGCTGCGCCTGTAGTAGCAATAGAACCATTAGCTCCAGAGTTCAATCCAATAGCACTAGTGTATGACCCCGTAGCGTTTGACGTTCTACCAATGCTTATTGCATAACTTGCCTGTGCGTTGGAGGAAAAACCCAAAGCCACTGAACCAAATCCAGATGATAAAGCGGTATTCCCCAATGCTACTGCGTTTGTATTGCTGGCTGTACTATCTGCTAAAGCAATGCTATTTAATCCAGAAGCTGTCGCACCACTCCCAATAGCCACAGCATTTGCACCAGTAGCACTTGGTGCGGTTGGCGTAGAAGGATTTTCAGCATATAGTTCTAAATTACCACCAGCATCTGCAAACGTAACAGCACCTGCACCATCTGTGGTTAGCACCTGACCGTTAGTACCGTCTGCGGTTGGTAGGGTGTAGGAGCTAGATATTCTAACAGTCTGGTCTGTGTGGCCTAGTGTGATTTGATCTGCCGCAGACGAAGATGCACCCTGACCAATTACAATTGCATCAATATGACCAGCAGTATTATCAGTGCCTAAAGTTACAGCGCCCGATTGACTGCTTGTATTACCATCACCGATTGCAATAGCGTTTACCGCAGAGGCCGTAGGTGTACCGTAACTAGTGTAAGTGCCTATAGCTACTGCACCGCTACCTGTTGCCGCCGCACGACCAATAGCTATAGCGTAACTAGCAGATGCAACAGCATATGGCCCTCCAATTGCTAAAGCAGAAGTTGCTGTTGCTTTTGAAAGGTCGCCATGTGCAAGCGATCTTAAACCAGTAGCACCGTAGCTTGTAGAAGCGCTGCCTATAGCTATAGCAACGGCATTTGTGTTTGAAGCCCTAGAAACTCCAAGTGCGGCAGAGTTACTCCCAGCCGATATAGCCCCGCTACCAATTGCAAAAGCATTCGTACCAGTAGCACTTGGCATTGTCGCGCTGCTAGGATTATCCGCATATAGATTGCGGCCCACCAGCAAAGTCTTGTCAGCAGGGGATGTAACGAAAATATCCTTGCTACCAGCGCCCCAACTTACAGCAAGATCACTGTTGGAGCTTTCGATGATCGTAGTTCTGGCAAGGGTTGTCCCTGTCGCAGTATAAGTACCAATACCAACTTCATAGTCTGTGCCATCAGTACAGGCATAATAAGTTGTATTACCATCACCTACAGCCCCAAAGGACTGAAACCCAGCTTTAGCTCCCGCAAGAGTATAGGTTCCAGTTCCAGTTGTGGTTGTGGTTTCTTGTACGCGATCAGCGACAACAAGCGCCATGATCTACCCCTTAAGTAAGAGTAAGGATACCGTTTGCTCCAATGTCGATAGTGAAGGTATCACCATCATTCAGCGTAAGGCTTGAACCATAATCATAGTAGCCAATGATAGGGTCAGCAGGAGATGTAGGCGTATCGTTATAGATAACGACATATCTAAATGCAGCTACAGAACCGCCAGAGGCAGTTAGTGTCAAGTCATCTGCAGACAGTTTGTATGTACCACTTGTTTGTGTGGACGTTACGTTTTGAAGTACCCGTGATGATAGGTTTGTGTATGAGATCTGCGTGATGTTTGCTAGAACACCATTGCCATCTGCTGTAGCGTCTGTACCTGCAGTTGGGTCTGTATTTGACAACGCAACTGTTAGCGTGTCACTGTCGAGGTCCATAGCGTTAGCTAAGTTGACCACGAAATCGTTTACTTTCGTAAAACTTGCCATTTTGTTTACTCACTTTTCTTTGGTGGTAGCTCCGCATTAGCTAACAGAGCATTTACAATATCCTCCTGATCACTCAGGTCTATGTTAGCGCCGTTCAAGTTACGTAGGTAACTACCAAGTTCTCTCAGGTCATGTGGCGCTACATCACCTGCACATATCTTTGGCATGAGGTCAAAGTTAAGACCGTTGATGTGCCAAAGTGGTTCAACTAACTGCTTATTCAGTACATCAAAAATAGAGTTAATATAGCTCTCCATAGAGCGTAGGAATAAGTCAGTTTTAGATTTACTTAACGCATAAGAGCCATTTGCCCCTGCACCCAACATCAAGAACTCAGCCATAACGCTCCTAGCAATATCGTGCTGATAGCGGCTGATGATAGGATTGATATCAATGTTGCGAGAGCCATTACTTGTAATAAGCTCAATGTCCACAATTCTCTGGTTGGTTGGTTTTCCATCTATGTCTCTATATACATCAGAGGGCAACAAAGCATAGCCTTGTTCATTGAACTTAAGGTCTCTTAAGATCTTCTCCATTTGGCTACGTACTGATACTTGATCAGCAGTTGCATCAGGGGAAAGATATTCTGCAGCAATCCTTCCAATAGGAACACCATGAAGCTCTCTCTCAACAGCTATGGCTTCCACACTCTGAAAGTTCTTTAGGTACTGATACGAAGTATAAGCATTCCGTAAGATAGAACGACCAGAAGGGTCATTGTTTATACTTGTTGTTTTATAGTGCAGCAACTTATTAATAGGAATATAGGTAGTTTTAAGGCCGTAGTTCTGTTCTTGCTTTACACCTAATACATCCCCTGTTGTCTTATCAACATCAAACTCTTCTATGGTCCATTGCGCCCTAGAAGCCAGCTTTCTTACGCCTATCCTACCATCAGAATATCTGCTATAAGATTTTGGATCATCTGTTCTAGGTCCACGTCTACGTTTATAGACCACCTCAAACAAAGAAAACCCAAACGTCAAATGCGAAAGGGCTTCTGCAATATGGTC